TTGATCTCAATGGCAACTGGAAAGCTTACAAGATTGGTTGGGGTCCAGTTGAGAGGGTTGACATCCCTAGCTATTTGACTGTATAATATACATATGGGAATGGCAGCGCCCCAAAGACTCCATCTGTTCCTTACTTGTTGTTTTTTACCATGCGTACTTTCAACTTCACTGGTTCTTCTGCTATCGTTGACAACGGTATCACTGTGACCAACAACCGTGCTAACATTGTCTTCAAAGGCAATCGTGAGTATGTCTACGAAATCACTGATCCTGCATCTTTCACGATGCAACTGGAAGGTGAGATCGCTGATCAAAACGGTTCTGTGGGTCGTTTTGTGAACACCGCTCTGAAAAACGAGCTGCTGAAGCCCGTTACTGTGTGATTTGAGTGGGGGGCTCTGCCCCCCTTATTCCACCTTTTGTGTCTACCATGAACACTAAACAAATCAAAGCGGAAATGACCCGCATCCAGTCTCTTCTCAAACATAATCTTTCTGTAGAAGAGCGGGAAATGCTTGAGGAAGATTATGAAGATCTTCGTCAAGAACTGATTGAAATTGATTGTTACTGACATGACACATTTCACTAATCGTCCTAACATCGAAGAAATGCCTCAGATGTTGTTTCGTGATGAACTTGAAGAACTTCTTGAGTCTAATGATGTTTGGGATCTTGACTGGGATCTTGACATGGATGATAAATCTAATGATTTTGAGGCATATCTAGGATCATCCTACGACTTCTAACAAATGAAAACCTTACTTTTAATACCTTTAATGGTAATAGCAGCATTACCTGCTGCAGCACAATACTCAAACTCCAATGAATTTTGTGAACAAACTCGTTATCGAGAAGTTTACATGCCTGGTGGCTATGATCGTTATGGGAATTATACTCCAGGTTACGTCAAAACAGAATCCTACAAGGATCAATGTTCTGGGTCAACGTACTATCGACAATCACAGCCACAATATCAACGAAACACAGTATGTAAGCCATCTAATACCATTTTTGGTGCTCTGTTGGGTGGTGGAATTGCAGCCAGTGTATCAAAACCTGATGCTTACGGCTGGTCAATCCCTCTAGGTGCTGTTGGTGGTGGATTGCTCCTGGGTTGTAACGATTGATTAACTGTCCACTGACCCCCTTGGCAAGACGCCTTGGGGGTCTTATAGTATGGAGGTAGTCAAGGGAACACCCCATGAACTTTGAACAAGAGCTTCTTAAAGGTGGCTACATCTACGACAAGTGGGTGGGCTCCTACATGAAGGAAGACTCCGATGGCAGTCTTCACACCTATCTCAATGTTGAGAACAGCGATTGGATTTACGAAAAGTATTCTAAATCCGATGAAGTTCTCGTTTCCAAAGCATTCACTCTCTGATCATGTACAACACCACTCTGACTGCTGACAAAATTGAACATTATGCAGTGATGCTGTGTGATGTTCTCTACATGCATCTCAAAACACAACAACTGTGTGCTCACAAACGTTCGATTCGTGAAGAGATCAACATGGATTATCATCAATCCAAGATTGATCACATTAACAATCATGGTATTGATGCTGAGTTTTATACAAAAGTTGGTCGTAAGTACATTAAACTGATCTTTAGAGACACTGGGGGTCAGAAATCTGTTCATGCTTTCATTGATCGCACCACTGGTGATGTCTACAAGCCCGCCAGCTGGCAAGCACCTGCAAAGCATGTAAGATACAATGTGCTTGACGAGGAGAGCCGTGAGAGGCTTTACGAGCAGGCTGACTGGGCTGGAGGCTATCTTTACCTCTGAGCCCTTGACAGGGGGCTCTGAGCCCCCTACACTGCCCACATACAACACACTTCAATGGCACTTCCATTCACCGAACACAATCCAGACGGTCGTGGAGACTTCTTCTCCAACGCTGTCATGAAACCACCACACACTGACCTTGACAGCAATCCCTGGATCTACTATTCTTGGGACATGGAGCGTTTCACAAACCTGATGCGTATCCAGGGCAAACCACTTCCCGATTTTATCAAATGAAACCCTATCCTCTTGGCATTGACAATCCCTACGTGATTCGTGGAATCGTAGGCACATCACGTTGGGGATTGTATCATCGTGACACCCATCAAAAGGTGGCTGAGTTTGCAAATCAGTTTCTTGCTTATGATGCTCGCCGTGCTATCCTAAAAACACAAGGTTACAACGCATGAAAACTACATACATCTTTCTTGCAGTTATTGGCATTTTGATGTATAATGTCTCTCTCATTCATCGTGATGAGAAACTGTTCAAGTCTTATTATAAAGAGACTGCCAAACAAGAGTATTGCAAACAACCACACCCTGAATGTAAATGAAAAACTTTCTTCCGATTGTGTACATTGGTCTTGCACTTGCCTTTGTGTTTAAATATGTAAAAGTGCAACCCTACTTGCACCAAGATGTCCCCGACCCAGGTAAGTTATCTCTATGACACTTATTCGATTCAAGCATCGTGAAGACTATGGTGATGATTATTATGTGCAGATTCTAAACTTTGAATCTCACTTTCCTAAACCACTGAAGAATCACTCCATTCTACAGGTCTCCTTCTCATGGAATGATTATCCCAGTTCTCCCTACATACAACTCAGTTTAGGTAACAATACACTCTTTAGCATTATTTTCTGGGCTTATAAGTTTGGATTTGATTTGGATGTATTTGGAAGAACCTGGAACTGGAAGTATCTTGATGATGTAGATTCTGCAAGTTACGTAGCATGAACTGGTTTGAGTATTATATCGGTCACTGCTGGATGAGTGGATGGCAGGGTATTCGTGGTTCGTTCCGTATCTGGGCAGACCTGATGACGGGAAACTATAAGGACTATGCTCTACTTCCAACTGATGACCCCTATGAAGAATGTTTAGATTGGTTCTGGGGTTCTTTGGGTGAAGATGAGGTTCTTCCTAAAGCATTTCTTGAACACTTGCTGGAAATGTGTGATAGAATTGATAGAGGTGAAGAGGAACTCATTCCTGCAGATGAAGATTTCTTTGATAGAATGAAAGACCTCCTAAAAGATGTGGAACTGGAAGAATATACTGACGAACAAATTGATCAATGGATTGAAGAGGACACTTGAAGAACTGTCCACTCTGCCCCTAACTCTACCCCACCCTGCCCTATAATATTCTCATATACAACAGACCAATGACTTACAAGGCATCTCTCAAGGTTCAGTTTGATACTGAATGGACTTCCACTCATTACAGTAGTGGTTTTGATGATACTGTGCTTCCTGAAGAGCATTATACTTTTCAGGTTCCTGCTGAAGACCTTAATGTTTATCAACTGTTTCGTTTCTTCGCAACTGTTGCCCGTGCGATGGGTCACGATGAACTTACCATTATGAAAGGTGCTTGTGGTCTCGCATTTGGTGAAGACCGAAGTGTAGAGAATATGCGTAAGGTTGCTGATGAGTTTGAACTGACTTTGGGTGAAGACCTGAGGAAGAGGTTTGATGAAATGAAAGAAGCAGACGCAGAGTGGGAGCGTATCAAAAAAGGTCTTATGGGAACTGTTCTAACTGAGAAAGAACAATGCGACGAGTCACAGTAAAACCGAAGAGTAGCAAGGCTAAGAACCGCCTCTGTAATACGATGGACAACAATCCTATCTGTATTGTGGAGCAGGATAAAGGAGATGGTATGCTGTTTCTCGCTAGTGAGAACCAGAAATACTTCTTCTGGGTTAATGTAAGTGAAGATTGCCACTGGGAAACTGAATGGGAGGTACTATGATTAAACCAATCGACAAAACCCACTGGGATGATCTCTATGCTCGTCTCCACGATGCTTATGTGGAGTGTATGAAGTATAACAATCCCACATATGAACAGAAACTTGCACAGGTTCTGGATCATATGATTACCAATAAAAAACATCTTTACATCCGATGACTTACACTATCGCCAAAGAAATCAAAATCTTCGATGATGAAGATGGTTGGGAACAATGACTACTGACAAAAGTAAACTACTCAAAATGATTGAAAGTGCCCTTCAAACAGCTCCACCAAATGAGGAAGCAGAAGCAGAAGCAGTAATTGATGCTACTGCAGATTGGTTTGAAGAAGTGCTACAATCTATGGGTATCACACCATCCTGCATCCCAACTCTGCTACGATGGCAAGCACACCAACACGAGTATCTGAACGATGAATAAACCACAAACATTTAAACACATTTCCCGTGCGATTGATAAACACGGAGTTCATCATCTTGATGCTCTGGATGAATTTGGGCGCCACTGGTATGCTACTATGCAACAGAAAGAAGAACCGTGGTTG